GGGCAGAGCCGTTGTATAGGGCCGCCGAAGAGGCTGGCGACGTCGTGGATGTGACGCCGACGTTGGGCTACATTGACAGCCTGATTGAAACCAGTCCCGGCAACCCGCAACTGCTGTCCGAATTGCGTAAGGTTCGCAAGGGACTTACCAAGCGCGAATTGGATGAAAGCGGCAGTCCGGTTTTAGTTCCGCGCACAAACGCCAAGGAAATCGCCTCGACGCTGGACGGCCTCAAGACGGCGCTGGCGAAGGAAGACAACGCCTTTATCAAGCGCCAGCTTACCGCTATCAAGGACGACCTGACCGAAGCCATCCCGTCGATGAAGAAGGCGCAGGAAGCCTTCCGCAAAGGCTCTAAGCCAATCAACCAGATGGACATTGGCAAGTACCTGCGCGAGAAGCTGGAGACGGCGCTGCCCGAAGGTCGTCAGCGTCCTGGCGTGTTTGCCGAAGCGGTGCGCAATGCTCCGCAAACCATCAAGCGCGCCATCGACAGCAAGCCCCGGTACTCTGAACTGACCGAAGTGTTGTCGCCGCCGCAACAGGCGCGCGTTGATCGCGTGATGCAAGACCTGTCCCGCGACGCGCGGGTGCAGGAACTGGCGCAGTTGGGCCGCGAGACAGCGCCCGAACTGGCGCGTCCAGCAGGCCGCTTCTCGCTGCCGCCATTGCTGGACCGCGTTGCGACCATCGCCAACGAAATCTTGCGGCGTCTGGAGGGCAAGATCAACGACAAGATGGCAATGGAGATTGCCATGGAGTTCTTGGATGCTGATCGCGCTGCGGCCGCTCTGGAAACTGCCTTGAAGCGGTCGGGAAGCCGCGGCGGGGCAGCGCCCGCCCGCCGACCGTCTGGTCCGGTGTCGCGCGCCGTCAAGCGTGCACCGGTTGTCACCGCGCCCAATACGATGTCCGAAGAAAACCGCAACTCAATGGCTAGGTGACGTGCCGTGTTTGATGATCAAGCGATGAAAGTGCTGAGTGCAATCATGCAGTGGGTTGTGGCCCCTGTAGCGGCATTCGTGTGGATCATTTATCAGAAACAGCAGAACCACAGCACTGCCATCGCTGTCCTTCAGGCCGAAACGGCGACCGCCCGGCTGGCGCATGACCGCGAGATCAAGGAAATTCGGGAGACGAGCCGCGCCATCATGGCGAAGCTCGACAGCATTGAGGAGGCCCTGCGCAAGTGAAACTCAACAGCACCTCTTTCTCTCGGCTCAAGGGCGTCCATCCTGACCTCGTCCGCGTTGTACTGCGTTGCGCCGAGGACTGGGCGGACCCCGCGACCGGCTTCATCGTCACGCAAGGGCTGCGCACGCTGGAAGAGCAGAAGCTGCTGAAGGCCAAGGGTGCCTCCAAGACGCTGCGCTCGCGGCACCTCAAGGCGCCCAACGGATACGCACACGCCGTCGATCTGGCCTGCACGCTGAAGGGGCAGGTATCATGGCATTGGCCCATGTACGACAATCTGGCCAAGCGCATGATGGCCGCCGCCAAGAAGGAGAAAGTGCCGCTGGAGTGGGGCGGAGCGTGGGTTTCTCTGAAAGACGGACCGCATTTTCAACTGCCATGGGCGCAGTACCCAGGCACCAAAGCAGGAGCAAAGTGAATGCAGATGACAGCGCATAAGGCGGTTGCCGCCTTCCTGACGAGCCTTGTGGCTCTTATTGCCATGTTCGGCGTGTCTACCCACTGGGCCACGCCGGGTCTGATTGAGAGCGTGTCGGTCGTGCTGGGCGCAGTGCTGACCGCCGTCGTCACCTACATGGTTCCTAACAAGCCCAAGGCATGACCTGGCTTGAGATCGCCGCCATCGTCGTGCTGTTGATCGGCATCGGCGCTGGCGGCTATCTTGTGGCGCAACGCCCGACCTTCTGGTTCGGGCTGGGCGTCGTCATGTTCAAGGCAGCGTGGCCCTACCTGTCGCGGCGTATGACGCCGGAGCAGGAGAAGGCAATGCAGGACTGCCATCGTCGGGGCGGCGAATGGGATCACATTCGGAAACGCTGTAAGCGTTGACGATCAACTGGGCATAGCCCGCGATGTCCCTCCAGTGGTCCACCTCATGCGGGTTGCCCGACAGGATGCGGCCGATCTTGCTGGCCAGCATCTCCAGCGTCTCGCGCTGCATGTCGTCGAGATGCTTCCAGTTCTTGCCCCCGCGCAGGGTGTCTTTCAGCGCCTGCGCCATTGAGGCGACATCGTCGTAAGAGCCGTGCGTCTTTTCGCGTGCGTCCAGAACGTCATTTACCACTGATCTTCTCCATGATTTCCTTCCGCTCCCGCTGCGCCCGGAGCGTTGTATACCGCTGGTGGATACGGACGGCGTAGGTCGCGCGCTTGTGGACGTTCACCTCGTCGTCCAGCATCGCCTTCACTTGGTCCTCCGTCCGCATGGACAGCAGCACGTTCAGGTCGTGCCATGCACTCTTCATCCTTTTAGCTCCTCAAGGGCCACGTCAGAGATTGCCCGCTTGTCGGCAAGCGCGGCCCAGATGCGCTCGTCGATGGTCTTGTTGGTCAGCAGGACGTAGACCCACACGTCGCGCTCTTGTCCGCTGCGGTGCAGACGGCCAACGACCTGCTCGTAGAGTTCCAGCGACCATGGCAGCGACAGGAACACCATGTGACAACCGCCGTGCTGGAGGTTGAGGCCGTGGCCTGCCGATTTGGGGTGGACCGCCAACAGCGGTATCTTGCCCTTGTTCCAGCGCTCGATCACGTCCGGGCCGTCGTCCAGCGTCCACAGCGTGCCGGGATAGCGACGCTTCAGTTCCGCCAACTCCTCGACGAAGTTGTAGACGATCAGGGTGTTGGCCCGCTGGTTGCCCTCCAGCACCTCGTCAAGCAAGTCGAAGCGATGCGTCGAGAACCAATGCGGGGCCTTGACCGTCTTGAACTGGCCGGGGCTGTCAGACGCGATGGTCTGGCTGTCGTAGACCCAGCCGCCCGCCATCTGCTGGAGCTTGGTCGTGACCGCCGCAGCCGACAGCGCGGTGATGTCCTGCCACATGAACTCGCGCTTCATCTTGTCGTATGGCTCGCGGTCGGGCATGTCGCAGCGCATCTCGACCACATGGCAAGGCGGCAGCTTGTCCTTGTAGACGCCAGGCTCAAGGACATAGGTCGCCGGTCGGATGCGGGTCATGACCTGCTCCAGCGCACCCTTGCGCGGCATCCACTCGCCAAAGTCGCGGTTGATGCAGACGAAGTACTGCTGCATGAAGGCCCCCTTGGTGCGGCCCAGCAGCTTCTCATCCACCACCTTGCACTGGCCGAAGACGTCCTCAAGGCCGTTCGACGTGAACGAGCCGGTCAGGCCCCAGCGCACCGGGAAGCGGTCGAGCACCTTGAGGAGTGCCTTGAACCGCTTGCCGGACGGGTTCTTGAGCCTAGTCAGTTCGTCGAACACGATCCCGTCGAACTGGCCGTCAGGCAACTTGTCGAGGTTGTCGTAGTTGAACACGACGATGTCCGTCTTGGCCTCAAAAGCCGCGCGGCGCTGGGCAGCCGTGCCGATGGCGACCGACATCGTCAGGCTGGGCGCCCACTTCTTGATCTCGACCGGCCAGACATCCGTGCAGACCCGCTTTGGAGCGACGACCAGCCAGCGCTTGGCGTGACCGTCCCGCTTCATCTCGGCCATGGCCGACAGCGTGATCGCGGTCTTGCCAGCGCCGACCGGCGCTAGGATCATGGCACGGTCGCGCTCGTACAGGAACGTCACGGCGTCGTTCTGGTATGGTCTGAGGGTCAGCCCCATTGTGCTGCCATCGCCGCGGCGATGCCTTCGTAAGTGCGGCTGCGGTCCTTCCAACGGTCAGGGCTGGGCGCCAAGCGGTTCTGACCGCTATCGGTCTGGTTTGACCAACGCAACTTTCCGTTGACTATCCGTGGCTGTACATAATCGGTTGTCTTGAGTTTGGGCAAGTTCTTCAACCACAGGCACGTCTTTTTGCTGGCGTCGTGCCCAAACATGTAGGGGTGAATGGTCTGATCAGGTTTGCGAATACGGCTGGAAATTACCGACACCGGATTTTCAAGCGCGATACGTTCGACAGGCGCGTTCATCAGCAGGTGCACAAAGTCAAGCGCGTCCTCCGTCAGTTGCGGATCGCGTAGACCGCGGGCGGTCCAGTGCATACCACTGACCGACAGATAAGTGCATGGCGGATGCGCGATCATCAAATCCCATCCGTCATGCAGGACGTCGCGCACATCACCCTGATGATGCGGTCCTGGCGTTTCCGTTGGCAGCAGGTCACAGGACAAGGCGTCATGGCCTGAACGCAGGAACGCATCCCGCACTACTCCTGAGTATTCGCAAGCGACAAGGACGCGCGCCATTCATCTATCTCCGTTTTTGTCCATAGTGTCGTGTAGTTTTGCTTCAGATCCTTCATGCGGGCCGCGAACAGCTTCTGCAACGGCGACAGCCGTCCGGTCGGGGCTTTCAGCTCCACGAACCAGACCGATCCGTCAGGCAGACACGCGATGCGGTCGCTGACGCCGCGGTGGTTGCGCGAACTGAACTTGTAGGCCGTCCCGCCCATGCGCTCGACCGTCCAAACGAAATACTGCTCGATATGACTTTCGCGGCTCATGTGCATCACCTACCAAACAATCATTGACAGGTCAACAAACATTCTGTAGTGTCCGGGCAAATCACAGGAGACGACATGGCAGCACACTCAAATATCGTCGGCGGTTCAACTGCAAAGCGTGTCATCGCTTGTCCTGGCAGCGTGGCGCTGGTCCAGAAGATGCCGCCCAAGCCGTCCAGCAAGTACGCCGACGAAGGCACGCTGCTGCACCACGTCATCGCTGCGGTGCTGGAGACGGGCAAGCCGCCGGAGGATTTCCTCGGCACCTTCTACAACGGTGTCGAACTGACCGAAGACCGGCTGGAGCGCAAGCTGCTGCCCGCGCTGGCAGCGCTCGACGAGATTGATCCCGACAAGCTGATGGAATACGATGTCGAAAAAGTTGTTGGGTTTGGTCACGTTCTTCCTGGCGTTTTCGGGTCCGCTGATCTTGTTGGCCGTATTGGCGACCGTGGCATTCTGGTGGACTGGAAGTTCGGAGACGGCGTCGCCGTCGAGGCGGAAGAAAACCCGCAGGCGCTCTTCTACATCGCGGCCGCCCTGCACACGACGGCAACGGCTTGGGCGTTCAGGGACACTGAGGCGATTGACGTCTACATTGTTCAGCCGCCGTATGTGAAGAAGTGGACGACCGACATCGCCCGCGTCAAGCGCTTTGAGGCCGAGCTTATCCTCGCCGTGCGGGCTGCCGAGCAGCCGGACGCGCCCTTGAAGACCGGCGACCACTGCCGGTGGTGCGCCGCCAAGTCGGTCTGTCCGCTGGTGACGGGTGCCGTCGAGCGTGCCGACCGCGCTGCGCTCAAGACCGTGAACGTCGATGATCTGGCCGCCGCGCTCGACAAGATCGAGACCCTTGAGGGCTGGATCAAGGACGCCCGCGAGATGGCGCAGACGCTGCTGGAGAACGGCGTGGACGTGCCAGGCTACAAGCTGGTCGCCAAGCGAGCAACGCGGCAGTGGGTTGACGAGGATGTGGCCTTGACAGCGCTGACCGAAGCAGGGCTTAATGCATCTGATGCACTATTGACGGAGTTGAGAAGCCCCGCGCAGATCGAGAAGATGCTGAAGAAGCATAAGATCGACATGCCGGAGGGGATCGTCGTCTCCGTCTCAACGGGTAACACGTTGGCAAGCGCGGATGACCCGCGCCCCGCCGTGTTGCAGATCGGAAAGCGTCTTGCTTCCGCTCTTGGTAAACTGGTCTAAACAGGAGAAGACAATGAACGACATCGTGAACTTTGGTAACGCCAAGCTCCCCTCCGTCCAGAACCTGTCCACCGCCTTGCGCTCTCTGGAGAATGAGGTCGGCGGCGCGGGCATGGCGATCCTCAAGATGGACAAGACCGGCCACTGGGTGTTCGGTGCTGACCAGACGGAGATCGAGGAGGACAGCACTTGGGCTGTCAATCCGTTCTCGTTCGTCCACGGCTATATCGCTTGGGGCGAGGGTGACGTGCTTGGCGAGAAGATGGTGCCGGTGGCTGAGCCGCTGCCGGAGATGGACGTGCCGCCGCCCGGCGCCAAGCGTGGCTGGGAGTTGCAGGTGGGCATGAGCCTGAAGTGCTTGGCCGGTGACGACAAGGGGCTGGAGGTGACGTACAACGTCACGTCCGTGGGCGGCAAGCGCGCCGTCCAAAAGCTGGCCCTTGACATCGCCGCGCAGGTCGAGAAGGACCAGTCAAAGCCTGTGGCTGTGGTGCGCCTCAAGAAGGAGCACTATACCCACAAGTCCTACGGCCGCATCTACACGCCGATCTTCGAGATCGTGTCGTGGATCGGTCTGGACGGGCAGGCTGACGAGACGCCCGCGAGTGATCCGGCAGCGGACGCTGCCCCTGTTCGCCGCCGTCGTA